ACCACCTTTCCAAGCTCATCTATCACATTTAAAGCGGTCACGGCAGCTGGAGCAATAATGTTAGAAGCTGGACATTGTGCAGCAGCTAATACTGTGAAACCACCGTCAGTAAGTCCACCAGCAGCACCAGCAGCACCAGACCAAAGTGTAGTTTCCATTTCAGCAGCAACCTTTCCTGCAACATATCCTAAAAGATAGTCAGAGAAAGATTTTGGTAAGTCTGAAAATTGAGAAGCTCCCATTTCAGCCGATTGCCAAGTATTAAAGAATTGTGATTTACACAACTGCATATTTACTTGTAAGTCGTTAGTTGTTAAGATTTTTTCTGTTAGCGTAACAGTTGAACCAGCAGCGTCAAAGTCGCAAGTTGCGTTAGCTAATAAAGTTGAAGTTGCTACGTTTTGTAGTACCTCTTTGAATTTAACGTTAGGAAGTACAGTTACTCCTCCGTTGTCGATTGTACTTGGAGATAGTAATGCTGCGGAAATGTATTTTCCAGCAAACTGTCCAGCGTACGTTGTTGTGATTGTTGGCTCTGCCATAATTGAAATTATTTATTTATTAAAAATTGTTATTTACTTAATTTTGCAAATACTCTGTCCATTGTAGTTTGTGGTCTATTTTGACCATACTGAATGTCATTCGTGTTTGTCTTGTTTTCTGGATTGTGTGCAATAGGTTTAGCAGCTGGTTCTTCGTTAGAAAGTTCAACTTCTTCTTTTGCTTCTTCTTTTGAAAATTCTTCTTTGTTATTGATTTTTGAAAGATGTTCTACTTCTGCTTTAAGTTCTTCGTTCTCTTTTTTCAAAGCTTCGATTTCAGAAAAGAAAGTTTCTTTTACGATTGATTCAACAGTTTTCTTAACAGGTTTTTCTGTAGCCATTTCTTCTTCTTTTTCTTCGTAGTCTTTTTTAACTTCTACTTCTTCTTCAACAACTTCTTCTTCAACTACTTCTTCTTTCTTGATTTCAAAGATTATACCTTCTTCTTTAATTACAAGAATTTCGCCTTCTTCACCGTCAAGTTTATACTCACCTTCTGGCATTGGAATTCTTTGGTCGTCTTCTGTTACAATTACTACTTGAAAACCAGCAGCAAATTCTTCTGCTTCGATTCGTGTTTGTCCGTCTTCAAGACGTCTTTCTGTTAACTTAACTTCCATTCCAAGAAGTTCTCTTACTTTGTTTAAAATTGAATTATCTTTCATTTTATTTATTTATTCGTGTTTATAGATTTTTTCTTAAATTGTCTTGCATTTTTTTGTATTTAGCAATAGGCAATTTTAAACCTAAATCTTTTGCCGCTGCTTCTGCTTTTTGTAAATTTTTGTCAAATACATTTAAAAGGTTTTGCGCTTTTTTAACTTTTGGCGCTTTGCTTTTTTCTACTTTAAATATTTCTACCTCTCTTTTTTCTGCTGCATCAATGTTAGAATCTAATGAGCTTTGTGATTCTTTCATTTTTTGCTCTGACGACTTGTATTTGTCTTGTAGGTCAAGAAATTTATTACGTGCTTTTTCAAAAATATTAAAAAGCTTGTCTTGTTCCTTCCTTATTGTTTTTATGCTTTTTTGCAAATCTTCAATTCGCTTATTGTCTTCTTTCAATCCGTTTATAATATCTTCGCCTTGGTCTAACGCTTTATCTAAATCGTCAATAAGTCCAAGTTCTACTTTTTGTGAAGCTAATTTTGTGAAATTGTCTTCTTTAGCAAGTTTGCTAAATACTTTGTTTAATTGTGGATTCATACTATAATAACTTTATTTTAAATTGTTTGTTGCATTTTCGTTTTTAATTCGCTGCTATACAAGCAGTACAGTCTGCATAAACACTAACAGAATTAATATGTAAACCTTCGCCAGTATGTACTTCTGTAACAGTATAACAACCGTCGTGGTGTGAGTTTTCAAATTGAACGTAGTAAACGTTGCCTATGGTTAATTCGCTTCCGTGTATATGTACAATATGATTGTGTCCGCTTGTGCAATGTGTCACACGGTATTTGTAAGTAGCAGAAGTGTCTTCTTTAGTTATGTTGCCTATACCTTGCGCCCATATTGAACCGTCACAACAGTCTATACTGTATGTTCCGTTTTTACATAAACAAGCACGTGTGCCTCCTAATATACCTGTTCTACTACTTTTCAATTAAAACTTAATTTTTGAAATTATAGAAGATAATTTAGAAGCATCGTTCATACTTTTAACAACTTCTTTTTCAGCTTTTAATATATCACTTGGTAGTTTAATTCCTAAATCTTTTGCGCTTTCTTCTGCCTGGTTAAATTCTACAAGCCAATCCATAAACTTCAATTCTAATTTATTTGTATTTGCAGATATTTTTTTTAATTCAGACAATGCAGATTGTGCGTCTTTATTTTGTTTAACATAGTCTTTTATGACTGACTTGTAACCACTTTTTAAGTCATCAATTAAACCAAGTTCAACTTTTTCACTTGCAAGTTTTGTCATTACTTTGTCAGTAATTTCTTTTTCGATTTGTTCTCTTAAATTCATTTTTTTTCGATTTGTTTTAGTTTTGATTCTGCCCAAGTCTTCGCACTTTTACCACCCCACAATAAATAAGAAATATATCCGCAGCTTTCTTTGTCGCCTTGGTCGTAGTAAACTTCTGCCCTACTTAAATACGAATACATACGCTTAATTGTCGATACTGAAATAGCTTCTTTGTCTGCCAATTGCTTACTTCTTAACTTTCCAATTTTTGTGGCGCACTTATTACCTACGGCTTCGTTAAGTTCACGACCACGTTTTGCATTGTTGCTTACGCTTTCTGGATAGTCGCTATAGCTTTCTAATTCTTCTTTGCTTAAAAGTTCTTTTAGTTCTTCTACTATATACCTTTTTTCAAGGTCTTGTAAAGATTCCGTGTTTAAGTCGTACTTGTCTGCAAAGTATCCTTCTATTGAAAAGCCTTTTACTTCGCCATTCTTCGCTTTTTCGTAGATTTCATCGTTGTCTATTTTCATAGAAACCATCCACGTACCTTTAGGCATTTCCATACCGTAAAGTGCAGACTTATCTTTCTTTGGGTCTTCTACTATCCAACTTTCTGTGATGTAAGTACCGTCAACTTTTTCGTTGTGTTCTAACGTTGCGTTATGGTGGTTAGACTTCTTAAAAAATAGTTCTGAAGCTTTGCGTACTGTGTCTTCTGAAAAGTAAATATAATACTCTTCGTCTGTCTTGTCGTTACGTCTGTAAATTTGTTTATTAGGCACTAAAGCCGCACCCATAAGAATACGCTTTTCGCTATCTACTTCTTTAAGTAAGACTTCGTGTTTATTTAGTGCTACAAAGTTTTCTTCTATTGCTGGTGATTCTACTACAGATATTGCTTCTATTCCAGCTTGTTCGTCAGTTAAATCTAAAACCAATTCTACTATCTTCATATTATAATAACTTTTAAAGTGTTAAAGTGTTGCATTTTGAACACGGTTACGGTCTAACGCCTGTGCAGTTGTCACCTCACCACTAACTACGTAAGCTTGTGTTGGTTGTTGCTGAAGTTGTGCTAATTGGTTTACGCCACTATCACCGACAACATTAAATTGTGGTGCAGTTGGTGCGTCTGGCACACTACCACTTACACTTGTTCCACCTGTTGCACCGCCGCCTTCAAATTTTTGTGAAGCTATTTTAGCTACGTTTGCAAGTCCAGCTGCTACTGCAAGACCAGCTGCTATACCACCACGTACAGGCGAAGACGGGTCGGGCAACGGTAAAAACTGCGATGCATAGGCTTGTGTCGCACTTAAATAAGTTGTTCCTAAAGTAGTTGCTATTTGTGCTGCTTTTTGTACTTCAAAAGCACGTTTAGCTTGTTTCTCACCTTTCTTTCCAAATAGTTCTGTAATGTTGCTGATTAAGTCTAAAGTTTCAAATGCACTTTTAATTGCAAACTCTTTATTTCTTTTTCTTAAGTCTTCTTCGTCTTGATAATACTGCAAAGACAATTCACCCATAGCAGCATACTTATTAAACGTACTTTCTACTTCTTCAAAGTTTGCATCTTTTAAAAAGTCTACGCCTTCTTGTAGAATTGCCTTTTCTGCATCTAATTGCTTTATTCTTTCTTCATTTAGTTTTTCAAGTCTTTTTTGTTCGTCTTCTTGTCGTTTTTTTCTTGCGTCTGAATTTGATTTATTTACCGCTTCTTGTTCTTTGTCAAGTTCAATAAGTTGCGTTTCTAAAGCAATAATTTGTGCTTGTTTTTCAATAGCGGTTGCGCTTCTTTGAAATTCTTTTCCTTGAATTTCTGCCAAAAACTTAAATTGTGAATCGAAAAAATCTTGAGATGACTTTAAGGCTGCAAGGTCTGCTTCTACCTGTTGCCTTCTTAATTTTATTGTGCTTTTACCAAGAGCTTCAAGTTGCGCTATTTCCGCATCACGTAAAGTTTGTTCCGCCTTTTGGCGTTCCATTTGTGCAACGTTTCTTTTTCTCCGTTCTTCTGCAAGTTCTTCTTCTTTAAAGTTTGTTATGCCTAAAAAGTCACCAACACTTTTTAAACCGTCTATTGCTACGTCAATAGCATCTGTAAACACCGCAAAATAACCGATTATACCAATTATAGCAGTTGCTAATAAAGCTAATGGATTTGCTTTTACAATTAAGTTGAATGCTTTTTGTGCCTTACCAGCAAGACCTATACTTTTTGTGTAGTCTAAAACACCTTGAACGCCTTGTTGCAATGCTAAAGCACCTTGTACTTTTAAAAGAGATTCTTCTAAAGCTTCACTTTCTGAACCTGTTATAGCCATTACACCTTGAACCGCTGCAAAACCACTTGTAGCACCTGTAAGCGCACCGCCTAACTTTTGACTCATTGTCTGCGCTGCTTGGTCTACCGCTAAATCTGTTTGTATTTGTACCTTGCGATATTCTCCGACAGATGCTAAAAGTTCTTGGTATTCTTTAGAAGTTGTGTCACCAGCTAACGCAAGTTCATAAAGCCTGTCTTCAGCTTCACCCATTCTTGTCGTAAGCGGTTCAATACCTTTGTAAACGTCTTCAAATTTAGCGTTTAGTTGTTCTGCACTATCAACCGCTTTAAGTGTTCCGTCGCTTAATTTTTCAAATTGTTTAGTGACCTTTTCGCCACCTTCTAATTCTACTTCAATTTCAATTATTTTTGTTGTCTTGTCTGCCATTGTTTAAGTCTTTTTTTTAACACTTGTTCACGTTTCTTTTGCTTGTAGGTTTCCTTAACTCCTTTTGGCATAGCGTATAATCCTTTTGCTACTTGTATGTTGTAGCTTTCTTCTATAAAGTCGTCTATCTGTAGTAAGTCTATTATGTTCTTTAACATTATGGTTGTTGTTGTATAAATATTTGGTTTGCTACTTGCGTTCCGTCTGCATAATCGTAAGTAACAGTCAAAGTGTAAATAGCTACATTACCTTCTTCGGTTCTTAATCTTATAAAGTCTTCCGTGTTTATGTAGTCTGCGTCGTCTTCTGTTGTGATTAGTCCAACCGTATCTGTATTTGCTGGTATGCAAACTTCTACCGTTCCGTCTGTTGACAATGTACTTGGCGTTATGGTTACTCCAGCATCGCTTGTAGTTATCGTTGCACTTACTGCACCATTCGGAAACAATATTCTAACGTCTAAACATTGTGCATCGTCTGAAGGTTGCAAAGGTTGTATAGGTTTGCCTCCTCCTTGACTTATAACCTCTGTAAAGTCATTTAACAAAACAAAGTTTACTTCACCTGTTGTTAAGTTTGACTTCATATCGTTAATTGTGTAACGCTTGTCTCTAATTATCAGTCTGTCGTTTAGCTTTAGGTTTGTAAGTAAGCTTATAGGTAAGTTCGTCTTTACGGTGGTTTCTCTGTTCTTTAAATTGTATAGGTTGCTTAAATAAGGTTGGTAATAAACACTATACAAAGTGTTAGGTACAATCGCATCTAACAACGTGCTGATATCTGCGTTAAAGTTTAGTGTGTAGTTTACGTTTTGGTCTAACAAGTCTTGACCGAAAGGCACGTAAGTTGTTATCTCTTCTGGCGTCGTATTATCTGTAAACCTAAAAGACGTTGTGAAGTTGTCGTATTGGTATAATATAACAGGCTTTGGAGTATATTGGTTTCCGTCTGCGTTTAATGCTTCGCCTATTTGTAGGTTAGTACCTTCAAACTTTTGCATCATTAAATTCTCAAAAGGTAGTTCTACTTTAAATTCGCTTCCGTCATAGTCAAAAGTCTGTCTTGTGTTACCGTAGCCTCTGCTTGTTAAGTCTCTAAATATTGTATTTGTTCCGCTTTCGCTTTCTTGGTAACTAAATTCAATGTTGTTATAAAGCTTTACTCTGTCTATATTAACACTTTCTATGTCCGTGTATTTCGTGATGTCTACAACTGCGCCTTTGTCGTACCATTCGCTTAATGGTTCAATCTGAAATACATTTTCTTTCGTACCGTAGCAAGTCAAATTAAACATCTTTAAAATACCAGCAAAGAAATCTGCTACCTTCATTTTAGGAACGTAGTTTATCATGTTAATCTCATTAGATAAAACAACGCTTGCTGAAGATGTATAAATGTTTTGACCAAAAACGCTTGGCGTTCCGTATATCAATCCTGTTTGCTGATAGCTGCAATTAAATGAAATATTTATAGCGCTTTCTGCCCTTACTTGAAAAAAGTATTGTTTGTTTAGATTATCTAAAAAATTGCTATCCTCTGTAATTAGTTGATTTATTTGCCCTTGCGATTCTATGGTTTGTACTAGCTGATTATTTAAAAACACATCTATAAAATATGTAACATTATCGTCGCTTGTGCTTGTTACTTGCAGCCTTACCGTATGATTAAAAAATTGTATGTCTCCTGTATTTCCTGCAGCATTAGGAAAAGCATCAACAAAATTCTGCGTATTATATGTAAGCGTATGATTTGTTAAATCAAAATAGTCTGTATAAATCTTTGTAGTATTGCTATTTGATGGCCCTGTTGTTCCATTATCAAAATCTACTATTTGGCTTGCTGTGTTAAATGCAAAACTATTAGAATTTTGACAAAGTAAATATGCCTTATTGAATCTTGCATCACTAAAAAACGTTCCGCTAAATGTTACTCCGTACCTTGTTTGTAGTGCGTTGAATACTGCAAGTATTTGAATAGCTGGAAATAATTCGTCGTAATGTACTGCGCCTGTTCCTGTACTATAATTAATATCTGTGCTGCCGCCATTACCATAGGTTATATCTCTGTCAAATATTAATGGGTATCTTACGCCATAATTCAATGTTCCGTTCGTGATTCTGTTCTTTACTTCGGTTGCATTGTAAGCGTGATTATATAGGTTAAGCTCTGTAACATCGTTTAGCATGTCATCACCAAACTTATCCTTTAAGCTTAATACATCACCATAGAAAGTTATTTGATAACTATACGCACGATTGTTTTTTACTTCTGCTTTCTCTAAACTTATTTTACCTGTTCTGAAAGGTGTGTAGTCTATTTCTATGCTTCCGTTTCTGCGTAGATTAAAGTCAAATAGTGTAGAAGGTTCTAAAAAATCACCTATGTCATTTTGATAAAAGTGGTGAAAGATTTCGTTGTTATTAGGAGTCGCCGCCACCGAAAAGCTTTGGCTAAAGTCTGTAAATACTTTGCTTATGTCTTGAACGTTTTGTTGTGTACTTGTGACGTTTATTTGTTCGTCTTCAAATAGGTCTAACCTTTGTCCTTCTATGTAAACTTGTACGGTTCTCATTATACTACGTTATTGATTAAGTCATACGCAAAGTCAAACGTCAATTCGTAATTCATCATACCATTATTCAAACCTGTCTGCTTTTCTAAACTTTGTGTCTGTACGTTTACAGGATTGTAGAATTGGTTATAGTCGTAGTCTAACAATGTTACGTTTTCACTTAAAAGAAGTTGTTGTAAGTATTCTGCGTAGTTGTCGTTTACCCAACCTGTGTTTAGTCTTATGCTTTCGTTTCCTGTCTTGTTAAATTCGTGTATTTGTCCAGCGTCTTGTGTTGGTGAATATGGTAAAGCTTGCGGGTTCAGTTTATACTTGTCTGCTTTTACTGTTACGTTTCTTTTGTTAGCTTTTAAGAAGTATATGCGTGACCAACTACCATACTTGTTAACAAAGTCAATTACTACAGGTTTGTACTTTGGTTCACATACAGGCTTAAATTTTGCAGTCCAAATAACGTTACTTCCTGTGTTTAGTTTTTCTACTTTGTTACCGTACAAGTTCCAACCTGTGTATACTCTGCCAAATGACTTAACACCAGCAGAAGTTGCAACATAGTCTTGTGTCGCTGACGTGCTTAAATTTGTATAGCGTATTGTTTCGCCTACTTCCATTTCAACGTCAAAGCTTCCAGCAAGTGCGTTTCCTTGACTTGTAGGTATGTCAGCATCGTAGTTGTAGAAATATGTGCCTTCGTCTAAAAGAACGTCTTGCATAACTCTATTTTGTCCTTCCATATATTCACTATAGCCATTCATAAATTGACCTGTTACGTTTGGCGTAAGTAGTGTATATGTTCCGCTTACTTCTTTGTATTTTTTGACTACATAGTTTACAATGTAATTTGTGCTTATGTCTACGTCAAAATAAATAGCTGCGTCATTGTCCCATTTACCGAATGTGTAATATTCTTTTACATATGGTGCAATATCGTAGTACGTGTTTATGTTGTTTGACGCTGGTATCTTTTTGCTTAACGTATATTGTGGTGAAGCTGGTTGACTTCCTGTAGTCCACAAAAACAATTCTATCTTGCTGCCTGTTTGTCCTGTTTCGTCTATTTCTATAATGAAAGGTGAACGTGATAAATTTATACTCATTTCTTAAAGTTTGATTTCGTTATTTGGTCAAATAAAGTTTCCATTTCAAAGCCGAACATTTCCATAAGTTCGTCTGGTAGTTTATCGTAGTATTTTTCAAATGGCTTTGTGAAAAAAAG